TTGTCAGCCTTTCCATCCAGCTTGTCGTAGATGCGCTTGAACATGTCCTCAATGTGGTCCATGCGCTTGTCCATGTCGAACTTGCTAACGTAGGACTTGGGCAAATCAACCTCAATTTCGTGAAGATCTCTGCGCAGCTCCTTCACTGCACCCCAGATCTCACGCGCAAACCAACCGCCTGAGGCGATGGCAGCCCCGCCAACAACATTGAGGATTGACTGGAGTTCCATGGCCTATGCTGCCTCTTGCTGTTCGCCAGAAATAGCCTTGCGAATGTAATCCAAATTTGCCGCTAAACGGGCGTCATCCGGCTCAAGCTCATGGGCTATTTTTGCATGGTGAAGTGATGGGCCGTAGATGCCAAGGTTCCACGCCGCAATGCTCGCAAGGTCATGTGGCTGCGCACCCCAGACCACAGGGTCACAGGTATATACCTTGGCGCGGTCAGTGATCTTCAATGCCCGCATGGCATAGGCAAAGCACTCTTCCCAACGGCTCTGGCGGTACATAAGCATTGCCAGCTCGCACCAGGGCTCGCGAGTATTTGGGGCTTCAGACGCAGCCATCTGAAATGCTTTCTCCGCGCCAGATGGGTTGGCAAGCTCATTATAGCAACGGCCCATGACGCGATAAGCGTAGCACCGCTCATTCGCCCACGTGGCGCGGGGAAGCTTCAGATAGTTGTTGCAGGCGTCAACCGCTTCTTGCCAGCGGCTATGGAAGCTCAGCTCGCGGGCGTAGTAGAAAGCGTTGCGCGGGCAATCAGGGTCTTCCTTTACAGAAAGCTCCAATAGATCCATGTACTGTCCCCGGCTTTTGGTCGGGTCTGGCTTGTGGACCGCGACAAGGAAGTCGGTTTGCGCCCACTTCTCTTCAATGCGTCCGTCAGGGACAGGATATTCGTGGCACGGGTGGTGCCAGTAGTATCCATGTCTGGCGTGAATTTTTTCGTAGTAGAAGCTAATCCCGCAGCCCCAGTCGAACATGTAGCGGAGGCGGGTGGTCTCTCCCTTGATCCAGACACGCTCTATCTCCTCGCGCCAACCCGGTTGGAGAACTTCATCAATGTCCAAGCTGATGCAGACATCCATGTCGCGTGGCACCAACGCCAAAGCCGCATTGCGAGCGTGATCAAATCTCCAAGGAGATATGCAAATATGATGAACAACCGCTCCATATTTGGCAGCTTCTTCTGGAAGATCATCATCAGACCCCGTGTCCGCAATCATAATCAGATCAGCATCTGCCGCAGACTCGCAAAACCGCTGCGCAAAATGCGCCTCGTTCTTACTGATGGCGTAGACGCATATCTTCAACTTCTTCTCCATAGCGACCCCCTTCGCTGTTGAGACTAAATGACAGTCCAAGTGCTGCCAGACGGAACGGTGACCACAGCACCAGAATCGATGGTGATTGGCCCGGCAGTCATGGCGTTGTAGCTGGCCGTAAGCGTGTAGTTGGCCGTAACCGTCTGTTGGTTTTCATAGAAAATGCGGTCAGGCGAACCGCCGGTCGGGTAGATTGAGCCCGTGGGGCCGGTAGCCCCGGTGGGGCCAGTGGGTCCAGTCGGCCCGGCTGGGCCTGTAGGGCCGCTGACACCATTCACCAACGCCAAGAACAGTGTCTGCCCGCTGGTAAAATTGGTCGTTCCAGTGCCACCAGACGAGTTAAGAGTGACCGGATACGTCCAATAAGAATTGGCAGCACCCGGATTTACATTCGTGGGAGCGCCAGAAATCGTCCAAATTTGGTAGTCGGCACTAGACGATTGGCTCTGGACAACAATCTGTTCATTCACGGTCAAAAGCGCGAGGAAGATGTCAATATCGACGTTGGAATCCGTCAGGTGGCTGACATTGATGCTTGTGGCGCTGATTTGCGTGGCGTTGTTCCAAAGAATGTCGCCGTCGCCGGGATACCCGCTCGTCGAGGTAGTATTGGCGCGGTACAAGAACAAGTTGGAGGACGTTCCCTGCGCTCCAGTAGGCCCAGTTGGCCCGGTTGGGCCGGTTGCTCCGGCCCCAGTGGGACCAGTTGAGCCTGTGGGGCCGGGAGTGGTCGAAACATTACCTGTAGGGCCGGTGGGGCCTGTAGGCCCGGCGACTGTGGAAGCGTCCCCCGTGGGGCCTGTAGCTCCCGTGGGGCCAGCAACGGTAGACGCAGCGCCTGTCGGACCTGTAGGACCTCCAGCGGGACCAGTAGCGCCCGTATCCCCGGTGGGGCCGATACCTCCGGTGGGGCCGGTCGGGCCAGTGATTCCCATAGGCCCGGTGGGGCCAACACCCTGCAAGTCAGCGATCTGTTGCGTCGTCGCCCGCTTTGATTCGCCAGCTTGGACAACCTCAACCTGTTCTGTGCCATTGAGAGCAATGACCGCGCCAAGATTGGGGATCTGAACATTACTAGCGTAACGAGGCATCAGAGCGGTCCTGTCTTGGGCACTTCATCAAAGCCGTAGGGCAAGCTGGGATCGTTTATAACATATCCGCCGCTGGTGTACGTGCCTGTAAAAGTGGAATTTTGCAGATCAAATTGGCTGGGATTGATGACCGTTATGACCCACTTCCCATTTGCCGCCGTAGCCCCCTCCACACCAGCTATGATGACCCTTTGGCCCGTTTTGAAGCCAGAAGTGACGCTGACAGTAACGCGAATGATGCCAATGCCGTTGTTATCGACATTGACGATATTGCGATATGTCACCGCATTTGGGTCAGTCCCAGGCTTCTGATTAATGCCATAGGGCGGCTCGCCAGTCTGCTGGGTAACGCGAGTTCTGTCAGGCACATCGTCATCAATAGTGGTGACGCGAGTGTCGCCCTGCTGGACCGGGATGCCAGTCTGAGAATTAGTTGTGTTGTAACCCGACACCTGACGGCGGTCGATCTCATCCCAAGCATAGGGTTCGACACGTGGGTTCACAATCGGCACAGGATCTGCGGGGATCACAATGGCTCTCAACTGCTCTTGGGGCGTGTCGTTGCACTTATTGCAGACAAGAAGACGCTTGTTGACTAACGATGCGCCAGCCCAGTCATACTGCCAAGATAGCTGATAATGGTTGTACCAGAGCGCACAGCGGTCACAGATCGCAAAGGCTCGCGGGTTGCGGGCATCTGTTCTGGCGCGGCCTGATCTGGATGCATAGCCCATCTATGCCCCCTTATCGGTAATAACCAGAGATCATTGGGGAGATGTATTGCTGTGCGGTTTCGACATTCTGATCAGCAGCGATCTGATATGATTCGTCAGCCATAGGCTTGATCATCGCGACCGCAGCCGGATTCCATATCTGCGCAAGGCGCATAGCAAGCCCATAGGCAAAAGCCTCAAGCCAAAGGTATGGAATCTCGACCGTCTGGCCGTTCGTCAGTGCTGAATCCTGTATCTGTCGCACTCGATAGTACTTCAGATATTGGGGGCCATTGTCTGTGTTGGGGACCGGCCACAGCGTGACCGTAGGCCCTGTAGTTGCTGGCGTCTGGGTAGACCGAGATGCGCTGATCAGGCGGTCAAACCAATAGACAGTTGGGAATCCCTGCTGCTCCTTGTTGGGGTAGCTGGCGTATTCCGTGCGGCTTACCGGCAAGATAATGCGGTCAATATTGGCCCCAGAATCATCATTTTGGACATAAGCATCCAAAATCATAACCGTGTTGCCATCGACATTGTAGGTGGCTTGGCCAGTCACAAGAGGCGTCGTCACCAGATCAACAGCCCACAAGTTAACACCTTGGTTCGACCAGCGAGCGCAAAGCATGTTAGAGGCCATGCGAGCGGCCTCCATATGCTCTTGCAGCACGGCGGTGTTCCTGATGCCTATAAGATTGTAGGCATAAAGAACAAGCTCGCCGAGCGACGGGTTAAACGTATAGGTGTTGCTTGTCGCCATTAGACCGGCCCAGCCTGAACGATTGTCGCCGTGACGCTGCCAGTGCTGGCAGTGATATTGATCGAGATCGCCTTGCACGGAACCGTAAACGACCCGCCAGTTGATGCTGTCAGCGCGCTAAATCCAGTGGCAACGTACCAAGTTGCAGAGGCGGCAGAGTACCCAGTAGCCATGGGGTCATCGAAAGAATACTCAATGTTAAACGTAGCAGTGCCAGTCAGCTTCGCGCCAATGCCAACATTGAACGGAGCTTGGAAGTCATCGACTGCGCAGACACCGCTGCGGCCAACGCCAGTGACGGTAATGGTATTAAGATTCATGGTCAGGGCTTCCTTTTCATGCGAGACGCCGCTGCGTTATCGACAAGATTGGGATAGGGCCGCCCAGCAGCTCTAGCCATTGCCTTTGCAGACTGCTTCTGCTTGCGGTCAAGATGCTTCACTTTAGCATCTTTTGGCGCATCCTTCTCCCAAAATGGCTTGTCCATATCAGCAGTCCCACTTTCGAAGCGACTTGTTGATGCGGCTGTCGGGGTCTGCGGCTTTTGCTGAGCCCGTCAACTTACGCTTCATTCCAGTCATTCTAGCGCAAAAACTATCCTTGCGCGAGCCACCTTCTGGCTGGGGACGCTTAATATCCTGACCCTGCGCCCTAAGGGACGCCCGGCCCTTTTCGTTGAGCCCACCTTCGGGGTTTTTGCCTTCTTTGCGTGTCCAAGCAGCAGTCATGGCCATCTCCTTAGCAAAACGGGGGCACACGGCCCCCGTTAGTCTCACGTTAGATCCGGGAGAAAAGATCTTAGTAGTGAGAAGACTTGCTGCGGGGCGTACCCGCGCTGGCAGACGAAAGAACCTTGCCACCGCTCATGCGGGGCTTGCGGCCCATATCGGCCTTGGCCTTCTTGCCGTCCATCTTGACGGTCTTGCCGCCGCGCTTGAAGCCTTCGGACTTATCCTTAGCTTCCTTGGCAACTTCGGACTGACCACCAGCATAGAAATCCCCGCCAGGAGCTTTAGGCGACGGGTTTCCGAGTTTGTGCTGACCTTTACCCTTCATAGAAGCCTCCTATGGCTTAGACGTTAGCTGCTTGAATATAACGAACGACAAGTGTGCCTGTACCGGCGGTAGCACTCAACGCGCCGGACAGAACGTAAATGATGTCATCCGTAGTCCCGGTATTAAGCCAAACACCAGTGCGGGTGGCATCTGTGCCGGGACTAAGCGAAAGTTTGCCAATAGCATTGGCATTCGTCGCCGCAACCAGTTCAGTGGCCGTGGCGGAGGTGCCGACGCTGATGGTGTATGTCGTTGTCGCGCTCGTCCAAGCAGCCGTAACGAACAGGTCAATCGAGGTGATCAAGCTGTTGGCGGGGATTACGATGGTCGTTGCCGCAGCGGTAGCCGACTGCGTAACAGTAGCAAACTGCGCCATCTCAACGAAGCCAACATTCTTGATCGTGCCAGCAGTGGTGCCGGTCGTATTGAGAACATCGCCAGCCTTGATGGGGCCAGTGAAAGTAGTGGTGCTCATTTGAGCCTCCTGCACGAGTCGTCGCGTTGTCTTGTGCAGCGTCCGCTAGGCCGGTCAACGCGACTAAAAATCCTAGATGAAAGGTGGGGCTTTGGACCCCACCTCTTAGCATTAGGTCGGGAACGAGCCCCAGATAGCGCGCCAGTTGTAGTAGGCAAACGAGTAGCGCTCGTAACCCTTAACAAGCAGATTGTCTGTGACAAAATCTACCTGCATGTCGGATTCAAACTTAACTCGCTCCATGTACGACAGACCGTCGATGTTGGTCAGCAGGAACCAAGCGCGGGTCGAGGTCAAGAAGTCGTTGACCATGTAACCCTCAGGCAGACCGCCAGCCGTCATCATAATCGC